CTTGCCTGCCTTCCTTCGCACCAACACCAACAAGGGCGCTGGCGGTTCTGATCCGACGATTTCCAATGGTGTGGTGAACGCCACTCGCGTTGACGGTACGCAGCGTACCTTCACGGAAACCATTCTGAAGGACGTTATTGCCCAGGTTTGGACCGAAGGCGGTACGCCGAAGATTCTGATGGTCGGCCCGTTCAACAAGCAGACCGTCAGCGGCTTCGCTGGCATTGCCGAAATCCGCTACAACCAAGCCACTCCGAAGCCGACTGTGATCATTGGCGCCGCCGATGTTTATGTGTCTGACTTTGGCGCGGTGTCTGTGGTGCCGAACCGCTTCCAGCGTGAGCGCGATGCTTTCGTGCTTGACCCGGAATACGCGGCTACGGCGATCCTCCGCCCGATCCAGACGATGGACCTGGCGAAGACCGGCGATGCGGAAAAGCGCATGATGCTTTGCGAATACGGCCTGATGGTTCGCCAGGAAGCCGCGCATGGTATCGCTGCTGACTTGACGACTTCGTAATGGCAACGGGGCTGGCGGGTGACTGCCAGCCCCACCTCAAAGGTGGCTTATGGCTGACAAGGTTTTCAACATTGATCCGGTAAGTGGGATTACTTCTTACTGGCATTATGATGAGGGCACAGATACGGCGCTGATTGAGAAGCGCCAGGATGTGTCTGGTATTATTGAAGCCAATAAGGCGCAGTTTAATGAAGATCACGGGCGCTATGGCGAATGGAACAAGGTGGCTTCCATCCCCATGGCGGTCTTTTATGATTTGAAGATGAAGGGCATCGTGGATGACCCGGTAGCCATGAAGAAGTGGCTGAATGATCCAGATAATCGGTTCTTCCGTACCAGACCGGGGCGCGTTTGATGCCCGCCATTGTTTCTGTCTGTGTCCCTTGCCGCGATGTGGTGGATAGCGGGTTTGCTTTCGATCTAGCCCGGTGCGTTGCGGCCCATACGGCGGCAACCAAGGACCGGGTGCTACTGTTCCAGAACCAAGGGACGCTGATTGTAAACCAGCGGCAGGAATTGGCCCAAGCTTCCTTGGACGCTGGCGCTACCCATGTCCTGTGTGTTGATGTCGATATGCGGTTCACGAAAGACAGTATCCGGCAGTTATTGGCGCGGGATGAGGATATTGTGGCGGCTAATTACAGTACGCGTAAACTCCCCCTTCAGCCGGTGGCTTTCCGTGACGATCTGACAAGCGAGCGGGTTTATACGGAAGAATGGTGTACTGGGCTGGAAGAGGTGTCCGCCATTGGGATGGGGCTGATGCTGATTAAGGCTGAAGTTTTCCGCAAGATGGCGAAGCCTTGGTTTCACATACACTACCAAAATGGTGTATATAGCGGCGAGGATATCTGGTTCTGCCGGTCAGCCAGGGAAACAGGGTTTAAGGTGATGTTGGACCACGATATTAGCCATCATGTGCGCCATATCGGGGCTTTCGAGTTTTCCTGTGCCCATGCGGCTGCTTCTAGGGGTGAATGAATATGGCGATTACCAGCTATTCCACCTTGCAAGCTTCCATAGGCGATTGGCTTATCAGGACTGACCTGACGGCGGTTATCCCTGATTTCATCACTTTGGCGGAGGCCCAGTTCAACCGGAACATCCGCCACAGGAAGATGGTGGAGCGGGCTACGGCTACGCTGGACAGCGAGTATAGCGTGGTTCCGGGCGATTGGTTGGAAAGCATCCGCTTCCAGATCAACACCAATCCCATCACGGTGATGGAGTTCGTTTCCCCGGATCAGGCGGCGATGCTTAAGGGGGCTAACAGCGCGAGCGGCAAGCCGATCTATTACACGCAGATTGGCCAGCAGTTTCAGGTTATCCCGGCGCCGGATAGCGAGTCTGCCTATACGGGGGAGTTGACCTATTACGCCAAGATTCCGGCTTTGACGGTATCCAATACCAGTAATTGGCTTCTGGTGGAGGCGCCGGATTTGTACCTTTATGGCTCGCTTTTGCAGGCGGCGCCCTATTTACAAGACGATCAGCGCATCACGGTATGGGGCGCTTTGTATGATCGTGCCATGAGTGACCTAAAGGTTTCGGATGAGCGAAGCCGCATGGCCACATCAGCCCTTCGGATGCGAGCAAGGAGTTTCGGCTAATGACCACTAACGCCTTCACCAATTATCTTGAAAACAAGATAATGGCTTATGTGTTCTCTGGGACGGCTTATTCTTCGCCGTCTGCCAGCCTTTATGTGGGGCTGTTCACCGCCGCCCCTGGCGAGGGTGGTGGCGGCACGGAAGTTTCCGGTAATGGTTACACCCGCAAGCAGGCGACAATGACCACCAGCGGTAACGCCAGCACCAATAGCGGGGCTATTGAGTTCGATACGGCGACGGGTTCCTGGGGCACGATTACCTATGTGGGTATTTTCGATGCCTCCACATCTGGGAACCTTTTGGCTTACGGGGAACTGACCACCAGTAAGACCATTGGCACGGGCGACGTTTTCCGTATTCCGGCTGGTGATCTCGACATTACCCTGGAGTAATCTAAGTGGCTGGTTATGGCAGCGGCTTATATGGGCGAGGTAATTACGGCATAGACCCTAAAGAGGGGGCTGCTGTAATTGACGCCATTGCTGCCTTAACGGCGGCTGGAACCGGCACTTTCAACGGCGCCACCAGTATAGAGGGGGTTGCGTCTGTAACCCCTTCTGGTACCATTATTTATTTGGGCGCGGTTCAAATAGATGCGGTTGGCGAGGTTACGGGTGATGGCGTTATCTACCGCCAATCCGGGGTGAATATAGAGGCTTCGGGCGATCTGACGGCTTCAGGGGAAGCGGTTTATGTATCTGGGGGGGCGATGACTGCCACCTCTAACTTGGACGCTACCGCCCTGGCTGTTCGTAATTTCTCGGTCCAAATTGGGGCGTCTAGCGAGTTTGTGGCTTCGGCCATTCTGAAGTGGGAGCAAATCCCAGATGGCACGAAAACATGGACGCCGTTGGTTGATTCCTCTACAATATGGACGCAAATCTAAGTGTCCCAGCACAGGCGAGGGTTTCTAAATGGCTGATACGACAACCACCAATTTAGGGCTTACAAAGCCAGAGGTTGGCGCGTCTGCTGATACCTGGGGCACCAAGTTAAACAACGACTTGGATTCTATTGATGCGCTGTTTGCCGGGGCTAGTGGCGGCGCCTTGGTGGTGGCTAGTGGGGGCACTGGCGCCAAGACGCTGACGGGCATTGTTAAGGGGAATGGCACTTCGGCTTTTACGGCTGCGACGGCAGGGACGGACTATCTGGCGCCCCCGAGTGGCACGGCTATCTTGAAGGCTAATTCCGGTGGGGCTTTGGCGAATGCTACGGCAGGGACGGATTACCTGGCGCCGCCAAGCGGTACGGCTATTCTGAAGGCTAATTCTGGCGGCGCTTTAGCTAACGCCACTGCTGGTACGGATTATGTCGCGCCAGGTACGGCCACCACGTTTACGGCGGCGCAGACGTTCAATGGTTCTTCTAGCGTGTTGGCGGCGGTGCTGGCTAACGCGGCGGAGACAGCTACGGTATCTGCGACGGCTGCAACCGGCACCATTAACTATGATGTCACCACGCAAAGCGTGATTTACTATACGTCCAATGCTTCGGCTAACTGGACGGTGAACTTCCGCGCTTCCTCTGGCACTTCGCTGAATACGGCGATGTCAACCGGCCAAGCGATCACGGTGGCTTTCTTGGTGACGCAGGGTAGCACGGCTTATTACAACAACGTGGTGCAAGTGGATGGTTCTTCGGTAACGCCGAAGTACCAAGGTGGCACGGCATGGGCTGCTGGGAATGCCTCTGGCATTGATGTCTATACTTACACCATTATTAAAACCGGCAGCGCCGCGTTCACGGTGTTTGCTTCTCAGACGCAGTTTAAGTGAGGTAGTTTAATGCCAACCGTAATTACCCAAGGCGCCGCATCTGCAAAGGGCTACGGTTTTGGTGCGCGGGCAACCGCCGCCAACTACATCGAAGATGTGTTCTCGACGTATCTTTATACGGGGACGGGGGCGTCACAAACTATTACGAATGGGATTGATCTGGCGGGCAAAGGTGGCCTCGTCTGGATTAAGGGCCGCAGCGGCACAACCGACCATGCGCTGTACGACACTGCGAACGTTACAGGCGGTCTCGCCTTTGGGTTTGCGTCAAATACCACAGAAGCTGCAACATACCGCGTAGGCGGTCTTAACGCATTCCTTTCGAGCGGCTTCAGCATTGGCAACCTTGCCAGGATCAACACCAGCGCCGCAACCTACGCCTCCTGGACTTTCCGCAAGCAGCCGAAGTTTTTTGACATTGTGACTTATACGGGGAATGGAACAACTCAGAACATTTC